CCTTTCTTGGGCTTGAGCTGGAAATAACCGAAACGCTCATTCGGCGCCACGTTGGAAATGCTGTCATCTCCATAGACAGACACCTCAACGTCTTTCGGCGCCTTGGTCTTGGCATCGGCCAATTCACGCTGCACGCGCATAGCACTGTTGTGCTCACTCGTATCGTAACTACCACTCCGGGTCCCGCCCGGGTGGAGCTGCGCGTACAGCTTGCCATCTGCGGTGCAATACACGGGATCGGCGTTAGCCGCGCACAAATTGAACGCAAGCCAACGCCGGTTCGGCCCCATTTCGGCAGCACGAACCCGCGCAGCGGTGGCGTAATACGCCTCCAGCATATGGGTGCTCCAGTCGAAAGAAGACACGTCCTCGTCGTGAATCTCCCCCTTCATTTGCACCTCCGCAATCAGCTTGAACCGTTCGAGAGCCTCAGGCGTCCACGGAAGCCCGACCCACGAAGTGACCCCCCCCGAGGGGTCTTGCTCGTCAAAAGCGCGCTCAATAACAGCGCGAACACACGCAGCCTTCTGCATGTGCTCCATGTAGTAAACGTACATCTCAATCAACCGTTGCACTAAGCTAAGATTGTGGATCTGACGCTCACGTCCAGACTTCAACTTGTCCTTCGTATGGGGCTCGTTCTTCGTAAACAGCCTGACGATATCCGCCAAGCCATTCATTACTTTGGCCTGGGCACTCATTGCCATAATTTCCTCGTAAGTGTAACGCAACAAATTGTTGTAGCGAACGACCGCCGCCTCGATGAGTAAATCAGCGTAAAGCGTCAAAATCTCCTCGGTAGTAGCGGCCAAACACGCGAAAGGCAACCCAGGGTTGGCCTCCCCATTCAGCGTCGGGGCACCCGGCTTGCGGGTGACCACATCGCGAATAAACGCCTCAAACGACGCGGGGGAATCTCCATACACCTGCTTAACGCGCCCAAACTTCGAGTACATTCGTGACAAACGACTCTCCATCTCATACGACGCTTCAACAAGCTTTCCCTCGGGCAACTTCTCCAACATTACGTTATACCTCGCAGCACAAGCCGTGATCGAATTGACTTGGGCTATCGGCGTGCAGGACGGCCACTTATAACTCAGAAGCCCTTGCTTGAGCTCCGGAGAAGCGGCCGCCAAGGCGTCCTTAAATCGCCTTCCCTGGCTCTTGGCCATGGTCATCTTTTCGTAACCACACACACCGACGTACTTAATTCCTAAGCCTCCCTTCTCAAGGATCACGTCCTCCCCAAAACGTATATTCACAGCTCCCAACAGAAAGTCCTGGCTGCTGCGAGTCAACAACCCGCGGCCCAGAGACTTCGAGAAGAGACCAGCAACTGCGGTCTCTTGATCGTACTCGAAAGACGAACTCATCTGGTTGTCATCTGACGACCGGCGGTCCCAATCTTCCTCGCTACTGCTGCGTAACTGATCCGGCATAAACGTTGTTCCCACAAAGTGTCCAAAGAACTGGTCTTCGAACGCCTTGCCAGACAACCAATCTTCAATCTCATGGTCGTCTTGGAAATCTTGATAGCCCGTCTCAAGGTGCAGGGTCTCGCCCTGCGACTTGAAAGTGGGCCCAAACGCAACAGAGCGCCGCTGTTTCTCCCCAGCGAGCTCCATAGCCATAATGCCGGCTACGTTTTGCCTGTCCACTGCTGACTGGAGAGTATGTCCTCCAATCAGCGCCCCAACGATGTGTCGCATAAACCCAGCCGACACAAAGACGTTCTTCTTAGTCGCCGCCCCCTCGTTCAACAGGTTGCCGAGATGAAATCCCAGCACCCTGCCAGAGGTGCCCACCAAAGGAGCACCAGAGCTACCCGGCCGCGTGTCACAATTGTGCACGCCGAACCCGCGGGCAGAGAACGGGTAGTGACCAAGCTCTTTGACAAGCACCCCATCACGCATCGAGACGACGGATACAATGCCCTGGGCACTCGGCTTCATGTCGAGCTTGAGGGCAGCGGAACCCAAAAGGCTCCACACGTCTTTCGACCTAGGTCTGTACAACGCTACGTCGGAACTACTAGAGGCTGCCAACATCTCAAAC